TCTACAGCCTTTTGTAACGCTATAGAAACACTTTCATTCTCAGATATACCACCTTCTATTTCTACTAGCTCTGTACCAGTAGATATAAACCTAAATATATCTTGCGAAACACTTGTTGATAAAAGACTTTTGGATACTAATGTTTCCATAAGAACTTCACCGGTAGATACAGAAACTAATCTTAAAGATATAGTAACTGTGTCTTCCCTAAATTGTTTGCTTGTTCCAATACCTAAGTATCTTGCACCAGAACCACCAGATTTTAGATTAGACTCATAGCTAATCACTCCACCTTGTACTAGTAACCCTGCAAATAACAAAGGTTCTAAACTATTATCTTCTTTAAATTCTTTACGTGTGCTACGTATAAGCTGTCTTTCTTTTGTTAGGTCATCTAAACCTACACGCTCTACAACTCTAAAGAACTCTCCACCTGACGTATGCTTAAAAGCTCTGATAAGAAAAGCTTCAGGCGATTGTGTTATAGCTGTACTGAATAAAGCAAAAGTACTGTTACTTCTACGCTGTCCTGTTAAGTCCCTAAAACTATTAGGGTATATAGCTATCGTTGGTTTTACTTTAGCCGGTGGTAAATTCTTTAACTCTTCTGATTGTAAACTTAGTGTAGCAGCTGACTGGATTTTTTTAGTTAAGACTAAATCACCACTCTCTTGTACTACTGCACAACTAGAAAGTAAAGTTACCAACAGGTAAAGATATAGTCGTTGAGTTACCATCACTGTCCGTTATAGTTAAAGTTATTATTCCGTTTTCTACTTTGTAGACAATTGTATTGCCTTCTAAAGTTAGTGTACCAAAGTCAGAAGGAGTCTCTCCAAACAAGTTCTCTACTAGCTGTCTTGATAGCTGTGAGTATATACGTGATTCCAAGTTACGAATGAAACGAGCAAGTGTTGTATTCTCTTTGTCTCTTTCTATCTGGTCTTGTAAAGCTTTTATCTCTGCAGCAAGAGCTTGTTTTCTATTAAACTCTTGGTTCTGTATAGTAAGATAATGTGAGCTAGTATTAATACCACTAAAACTAGGGCTTTTAAATTTAAACACTATCTCATCTGCTAGGCTATTGATAGATAAGAACATAACTAACATACACCAAAAGCTTATACAGAACATGCAGTTCCTTTCAGACTTTTCACTTTTAAATGTTGGTTTTAATTTAATCTTTACGTTCATCTTCCCTATCCGCTTTCGCTATTTTTCCTATATCTATTAAGTTGGGTACTCCTAGTAATGTTTTCAAGAGTACATCTTGTCTAATGCTTTGATTATCCAAAGCTCTTACCCTGTCAATCAAGGCTACTATAATACCGTATTGACTATCTAGTTTTGTAGATACTCTTTCTTCCATAGTATCTAAAGCTGTTTGAACCTTCTCATCTAAAGTATCTAGTTTAGTTTCCATGCCATCAATGATTCTATTGATAAGCTTCCAAACAAACATACCTAGTCCTAGAGCTGCTGCAATAGGAAAGCCTAGTTCTGTTATGACTGATACTACATCCATTAGTCTTTCTGAGTGTGAGAAGCTCCAAAGTAAAACGATATAACAGCACTTGCTAAACCACCAAGGTATCCAAGTACTAAGTTTATAAGGGCTTCAGAGTTTTGTTCAGGCGGTTGTAGTGTTACTAAGAATATATATCCCATAAATCCACCTACTACTACAACACCTATGATACGAGCTGTCCAGTCTTTACTGAACTTACCTCTAGCATCTTGCTTGTCTGCTGTCTCTAAAGAGAATACATCTACTTCAAGCTCTTTCATCTGCACTTCAAAAGCTTGTTCAGCTTTTTTAAGTTCTAGCATTTGTTCTGGAGTTGCATCTGCTATAGCTTTCTCTATAGCCTTTGGAGTATTAGGAACACCTAACACTTCTGATATCATGTTAGCTGCCATTCCTCCCATTGGTCCACCCAAGGCAGTACCTAATGTAGGTGCAACAGCTCCAATTATGTTTTTTAATAATCCTTTCATTTCAGGCTCCTAGTACCATGTCTTGTAATTCTTTACTACGTCTACCAACTTGACCATACCATCTACTGTCTTCCATTTGTACAGCCATCTCTTTCCAATTGTGTTCTTTACAAGCTTTTAACATGTTACGAAACTTTCCAAGTCTTGAACCACCTAAGTTAAAACACATATTAACTAATACTCTTTGTATTACTTCTGGAAGTTCTTCCCAATCTTCGTGGCTTCCAAAAACATGTATAGCTTCCTTGTAATGCTTTTCAAAGTCATCTGCATAATACATATCTACAACCTCTTGAGATACAGAAGTACCTACTACCCAGTCATATTCAGGGTCATTAGGTTGACACAAGTGTCCTATCCCTAGAGTTTTATAGCCTAGACTATCCTCATATATTTTAAGGACTTCGCCTTCGTGTCTTTTAACTTGTTCTTTACATAGTTCTATGTTCATTTATTTAATCCTAGTTTATTCATTTGTTCTGTTACGTCTAAGTTTTCTAAGTAAGGTTGCCCTGTATATTTATTAACTCTATTAGCTGGGTTTTCTTTAGTGTAAGGTACATCGTCTTTACCTTTTACTATGCCTCCTGTAGAATAAGTTCCTCTAGGAATTATATCTTTATCTCTTATAAGAGCTTCATCATATATATTACTGTCTAGTCCTATTTTTTCACCAACACTTTCTCTCCTAGTAATTTCTTTTGCAAAAGGAAGAACTTGTTCGACAATTTCTATACCTCCAGTTAAAGGTTTTCCACCAGCTGTTTTCTTTAATCCATCTATAAAATCTTGTATTAGTCCAACAATCGGATATATGTTTTCAATAGCTTCATTTTGTTGATATTTAAAATTACTTACTATTTTATCTACCCACCAAGGAATGTTACCTGAAAACATTACTGAATCACCTACGAATTTTTTAAAGTTTTCTTCACTTTCAAAAGGTTGAGTCATTTCTTTTCTATAGTCTTTATTAGGATTCATTTGTATTTGAGCTTGTCTTACAGTAGCGTATAAAGGTAAAGTTGCTAAAATTGTTAATGCTAATCTTGCATCTCCATCTTCTATCTTTCTTACTAATGAATTTGTCTGAGCTGATTTAGCCTGTGCCCACGATAAGAAACTACCTGCAAACTTTACTACAGGGTCATTAGACTGTGAAAACAATCTTCTATTTCCTATTTCAGGTATTAACGCATCTCTTGCAGAAGCTTTTCTACCTGCTCTTTCTAATAAAACTTTTCCACTAGCATCAGCATATGCTTCGTCCATACTATTAAATTTATTTAAATACTTTGCATGTTCAACATTTAAACCAAGTTCACTTAGTTCTCTTTTAACAGAATCGTTAAATTTTGTTTTTTTACCAAGGTCAAAAGCTCTAAATGCTCCAGCATCAAAAGCAAATTCTCTAGCATATCTTGTAACACGTCCTAATTGCACAGCTTCAAAAAATCTTTCTTGATATTTAATAAGTGTTTTTTGATAAGTAGTAGTTCCTGACATACTAAAATCACTAAGTTCTTTTTGTAAAGCTCCGTTATATCTTCTATTTGTAAACTGTCTTCCAAACATTCCATCGTACTCATTAGTAGTTCGTTGAGCTAAAGAAGCAGAAGGCTTAGTAGCATTTAATCCTTTTTGTCTCGCTTGTAAAGTAAAAGAATTAAAAGCTGCTTTAAAACCACTATTATTCATTACCTGAATTAAATCACCTAAAGAAGGTAAGGCTACTTTAGTTAGCTTTGTAGTAGATAATAAAGTTTGTAAAGTTAATGAAACACTTTTAGCAGTTTCACTTCCTCTCCAACCACTAGGCATTCCATGCACTTTAAAAAGAGAATTAACTGTATTAGAAACTTGTGTAACATCTTCTCTAATTAATTTTTGTAAACCTTTATTAGTTTCAATATCTCCAAACTTACTGTAATATTTTTTAATATCTTGAATTACTTTTGTTAAGCCTTGTCCAGAAGAACCATATCTTCTTGAAAACTCTGCTACAGGTATAGTGTTTTCAAACAGTTGTATGTTTGTAAATTCAGGGTCTTGTATAAATAATTGTTTAGCTTGTGCTCTAGCTTCTTGGTCATATAAAGTTCTTTTATTATCAAAGAATCTAGCTGAACCTATGACAGTATTATTCTGAGCATCAGTAGCTCCTGCTTTTTTAATTAAACTTACTGTGCTTTTTTCTAACTCATCTGTACTAACTATAGCTTGTCTTCTTATATTATCAGAATTAGTTAAATATTTTTTAGCTCTAGTTTTAGCAACCTCTAAACTTATTTCTTTACCGGTTTGATTAATAGACTGTGTCTGAAAAGAAGGAGCAAGAATATTTATAGCTTTTTTTATTCCTAACCTATCTACTACCTCTTGGTCAATAATTTGAGTTAGACCATAAGCTTCTTGTTCTCTAAAAATAACGCCTGTTTTTCCTACATAATCTTTAAAAGAATCATTTAAAGCTATTATTTTTTTAGACATTTCTATAGCTTTTATATTTTGTAAATCTCCCGGCTCAAGAAAACTATGTTTAGATTTACTAGGCATGTTATGTTGTTGAACTAAACGTCCTGCTGTCATTACTGTGGCATCTTCTTCCATCCCAGTGATGTTATATAAAGCTCTTCTATAATAATCTTGACTAGATTGAGTTAAATATTCAACAGAATCTCCAATAACATCTCCTGCTTCAAGTCTAGTGCCGTGTATTTTTAAACTATCTCTTGTAAACTGTTGAACAGGAGGACTCATAGCCATCCCTTTTGACGCATTAGAACCCGATAGCAACTGTTTAAAGTAAGTTCTCCAGTTTCTTCTTATTACTTTACTTGTTTCTTCTTGTATATCTGAAACAACTTTTGCATTTAATTTATAAGAACTGTTTTCTATTCTCTTATTTAAAAATCCAAAGGCTGCACCTACCATAAGACTGTTTACCAAAACATCGTCACTTTCTCCTTCTGAAAGAACTAAAGCAACACTTCCTCCCATACCAGCTCCAACAAGAGGTCTTGTCATTTCATGCACCATAGCTCTAGTTAGATTACTTCCTACAGAACCTTTTAACATACCAGCTTTACTTGCTTCTATTAAAGAATTGAATCCTACAACTGCTATGTTTTCAGGTGCTTTTACATATAAGACATCATCTATTTCTTTTTGTAAAACAGGTAGTTGTTTTTGATAGTCTAACAATTCTTTTTTCTTTTTAATAATATCTAATTGAGACATTTTTAAAGTACGTGTTCCCGGCTGTCCAACGCTACCCGTTACACTAAATGGAAAATTTGATTGAACACTATTTGCTAATTCTATTTCTCTTATTTTTTTAACATTACCACTTGTTTTTAATTCATTAGTTAGTTTACTAATTTCACTATAAACTAAATCTCTTTCTGTATATTTTGCACCTAAAAAACTTATATCATCTCTGAAAGAATTTATAAAAGGAAGACTGATAGTATAAGAACTTTCAGTAACTTCATTTAAAGTTTCTTGCATTTTTTCAGTAAGAGGACCAACCATAGGCATGTCTGTAGCATTTAAATCTTTAAAAACTTTATTACCTTCGTTATCAATAGTAAGAATCTTTTCTGTTTTTTTATCAAGATTTAATCTTCTTGCAACTAAATCACCTATACCAGAACTTGCACCTCCCATTAAAGCACTTGCTCCTACGTATCCTAAACTTACATCTCCGTATAAAGTTTTTTCTCTTAAGGCTGCATCTGCTGAAGCGACAGCAGCTCCTGTAGCAACACTAGCTAATTTACCAGCTTTAGCAACTTTTGCCCAAGGTATAAAAAAAGTTACAGGGTCTGCAATAGCTGTACCCATTCTTCCACTAATTACTGTAAGGTCTTCTTTCTTACCTCTAAACTCTGGGTAATCTTTTAATATTTCATCTTGTCTTTCAGTTTCTATTCTTTGAACAGCTTCATTAAAAGTTTCGTTAGGAGAAATAGCAGATACTCCAGCTTTTAATAATCTAAAAACACTTCCCGCAATCATAGGCTCTTGACGAGCACCGTATTGAATTTTTCTAGTAGTGCTTACTTCAGGACTTAATACAGTATAATCTGTATCACTGTTTTCTTCTTCTAAATTTATAACAGAATTAAATAAATCATCAGACATTAATATTTCTTCTGAGGACACAGTAACATCTGTTTCTTGTGGTTCAATATCTTGTGATTCTTGAATAGACTTTAAAAGTTTTTCTTCTTCTTTTTTTCTTTCTTCTTCTTCTCTTTTCTTTTTTTCTTCTTCAGTTTCTTCTTGGTTTACAGAGCTATTAAAATCTATAATAGTGTTATAAAGTTCTTCATCCATATTTTAACCTGCTCCATAAGGTAAAGTCCTAATTGGTCTACGTTTAAAACTACGTTTGTTTTCTGGGAATGCATTATTATAATAGTCTTCTATGTTCTTAATAAATTCAGGATGTAAATTCTGATAATTATTTTTATAAACTTCTAATTGTTTTTTAGCTTTTTCTTTATCTTCATCAACTGTTTCTTTAAACAAATTAACTAAAGTTCCTACTCTAACATCTGAAGAATCATTAGTTGTATTATTAGTTATTTTTATTGTAGAAGTTAGCCAGTCATTATTTATTTCTGAAGGTGTTTCTCCAATTACTTCTCTAATTGCTTGATTTAAAAATACTTCAGCATTTACAACTTCTTTACCTACATTAGTTTTTTCATAATCTAGTTGTGTTTTTCTAGATATTGTTAAAACATCTCCTCTAAAAACTTCTGCAGCCTCTACACCTTGATTTTTAAATATTGTCTCATAAATATTTCTAGGAGTTTGATTTTCTTTTCCATTATAAGTAAACCTATACTCATTTAATAAAGATTCTTGTCTCTTTACATCATTTTCTGATAATGCTAATCCAAAGGATGTTTGATGACTTCCTATAGGCTTAACAGAAGTACTGCCTTCAGGTAAGTATTTTTTAATTTCTTCTTCTGACATAGGTTGATATTGAGACTGAGCATTTGCTTCAGCTAAGTCTTTATCTAACAAGTTAGCTTGTTTAAATTCTTCTAGTAATTGATTTCTTTCTTCTTTAGATAAACCACCTGCGGTTATTATAGCTTCTCCACCTAATATAGTAGTAGCTTCAACTGATGGTTTTTTTCTAATACCTACTTGGGAAAGTAAAAAATTACCTACGTTATCATTTTTAGTAATAGTAGAAGCACTTTTTTCTAACTTATCACGAAGAGTTTTCACATACGCAGTTTTAGATTGTTCTCTTCCGGTAGTTGGAATGTTTTTAAAGTTTTTATAAATTTCTAATTTTTGTTCATAACTTTTTAAATCATCTTGAATTTTAAAATCTACATCCTGTTTAAACTTTATTAAATCTTTAGGTTTATTACCGCCTAAATCTCTAGCTTTATACACCGCATATTGTTCTTCTTTATAAGCATCTTTCCAATCACCGCCTCCGACAACACCTTTACTAGACATTAATTTATTATGATTATCCCAAAAATTAACTCCCTGTTGAAATTGAGTAGCTCTCTGGTCTAAAACTCCTTTATTACTAGCCCAAAATTCATTAGCTCTTTTTTCTGCTCTTTTTCTTAGTGCCACATTACCTAGTTGTACACCTAGCATAAGCCCTGTAAAGATTTTAGCTTTTTTCTTTTCTTTTTTCTTTCTATCTCTAGCTTGAGATAATAAAGATTCACCTAATTGTTCTATTGCCATATTAATCCTCTCTACCTAATAAACTTTCTGATTGTTGTGGTTTTTCTAATAAACTTGGCTGTTCTGGCACAGTAAATTTTTCTAATCTTTCTTCTATTTCTTTTGGAAATACTCCTGCTTTTGCTTTAGGAACAATTCTATCTTGTGCTATATTAATAGCTTCTTCTATCCCAGCAAGTTGCTCATCATCATCAGCTGGTTCTTCGTCTTCACCTTCATAAGTAATATAATCTTGTATGTCTGCTTTTTCTGCAAAAGCAATAATCATATACATAGTAGGCTCAACAAGTAACATTAATAAATCAGGATTCCACATTCCTTTTTGAAAACCATCTGTAAGAAGTATTTGAGCTATGTCTCCAATAGGCATTCCATTTCTTACTAAATCCATAGTTGAATGGTACGCTTCAGGTTCTGTAAGCTCCAGAAACAAAGCATCCATTGCAGGTTGTAATTCTACAAACTGAGGAGCTTGTTCCCAAGCATATGGAGTGTCAGGACTATTAGTTAAAGATGAGCCGGGAATAGGTCTACCGTTATTAGCTAAGAATTCTAAACCTTCTTGGTCAAAATCTTTAAATTGTTTTTCTACCATTACCTAGTTCCTCCTAGTCCTTTCATATAATTACTCCATTCAGTATCAAGACCGAATGAAGAGTTTGTTTGTATAGCAGCTGTATGAATTAATCCTCCATACATTCCTCCTTGACTTTGTAATTTTGCATCTTCAGCCACTAAGTCTGTTTCATTAAATACAGAACTAAAGTTATCACTAGTTCCTATCATATCTACAATATTTTGAGGGTAAACAATGTCTCCTTCTGGTGATATAGAACGTGCTATACCTTCTTTAATTCCTGCAGTTGTACTAGCAATAGTTCCTTCTACAAGCTTTCCGGGAGCGTCAAAAGCAGCTTTTTTAATACTGCCTAGTAAAGTTTCTTCTGTTGCTTTTTTTGAAATATCTCCAATGACACTGTCAGTTACTTTTCCAATTGCATCAGGAATTGTAGAAGCTAATTGTCCTTCTATAGTTTTTGTAGCTGCTACATCTGATATAGCTTTTTCAGATAAATTACTACCGAAATCAAACTCTTTCATTTCAGGAGCATTTTTTATAAAATCTGAAGCGTCAGCTTTAATGCCAAACATTTCTTTAGCTTTACCAGTAACAGTTTCTAAACCACCACTAATGGCATCAGTAACTTTAGTAAAAGCTCCTTTAACCGTACTAGCTCCTGCATGAATACCCTTCATAACTGTACCAGCAGCTTTAATAAACATATTACTACTTGCTGCCATACTTGTTGCGAGAGTTCCAAAGCCAGAGAATATAGCACCTGCAGCCCAAGGCATAATAAATCCTAAAGCAATTTGTCCAACGATACCAAGTTTTGCAAAAGGTTTCATAATCTTACCCATTACTTTTTTGATACCTTTGCCAATCTTTTTAATACCTTTACCAATTCCTTTTACTATTTTTTTTAAATTCTTAAAGGGGTTAAATCCCATATTATTCTCCTATGTTCCGCCAAATATACTGTTAATTAAAGTTCCTATTGAGTCTACATTACTCTTCCAATTTTCTGCAGAACCACCTTCGTTAGCTAAGGCTTGTGCATATAACTGAGCTTTTCTATTTTCTTCATTTTCACCAGCTTGAAAAGTATAGTTAGCTTGGTCTCGTAACTCTTGCCATAAAAATGATTGAGCTTGTGAGGTCATGTTAAAAGCGTTCTGTGCGTTTTGCATAGAAACTTGATTAGCTGCTGCAGTGTTAATAGTGTTAGACTGTCTTCTCCATGCTAAGTTAGATTGCTCAATAGCTTGTGCATTAGCTGTGTTAAATTTATTTCTTTCAAAGGCTGTTGTTTCATTAAACTGATTAATTTGATTAACCATAGAAGCATTAGCTTTTTCCAAATCAGCTTCTACTTGAAACTCTAAAGCATCTCTAGCGTTTGTTTGTGAAGCGTTAAACTGTTCTGCAGTATTTAATTGATTAGCATTAAACTGTTCAACTTGATTAGCTAGACTAGCCATGAATTGATTTGTTTGATTTTCACTAGAAGCATTAAATTGTTTTGAAGCATTATCAGCAGATTGATTAGATAATAATTGTTGTTGTTCCATCTGAGATTTAAGCATACTTGCTTGTTGCTCATTAGAAAGATTAGCCATATCCATAGATAAAAATGATTGAGCATTAGTAACTGCTAATCTAGTTCTTTGGTCAACAGTTGCTAAATCTAAAGATGCCATAGCTGTAGCATTTTGCATAGCTGCTTGTTGTTTAGCATTAAGATTAGCAAGTGTAGCAGTTTGCATAAACTTGCTATTAGCTAACACAACTTGTTGTTCATTATTAAACTTAGTCATGTCCATATTAGCAACAGTATTAGCATTAGCCATAGCTGTTTGCTGGTCAACATTAAGATTAGCTATACCCATTTGTTGAGCTAGTTCAGCATTCTTAATATTTGTTTGCATAGTCTTATTAAGATTTGCAAGTTCTGTTTGTTGAGCAGCGTTAAGATTATCTGCACCTGCTTGATTTAAAGATGACAAGTTTGCAAGTTTCATTTGCTGGTCATTAGACAAGTTAGCTAAATTCATTTGTTGTTTAAAGTCAGCGTTCTTGGCTATAAACTCTGCAGCTATATTCATCTCTGATAATTTTTCTTGATTTTCAGCAGACATGTTTTCACGTTCTGTCTGATTTAATATTTCAAGATTTGCAAGTTCTGTTTGTTGCTCATTACCTAAGTTTTGAGCATTCATTGCTTGTTCGTTCTGAGTATTAAGAACAGTAGCCTGTTGTCTGTTTCTTAAATTCTCAACTCTTATTTGTTGTTCTTGTTGTTCTGAAGTAAGTATAGCTTCTTGATTAAACTGACTTTGTAATGTCTTCATCTGTTGAGACATCTGTGCAGTCTGACTTGCAGCATCTTGACGGTTTGCCAAGTTCTGCATTCTAATTTGTTGAGTTTGAGAAGCTTGTTGCAGATTTGCTTGTTGTTGATTATTTAAGTTCTGAGCTGCTCTAGTTTGTAAAGCTTGTGCATTACTCTGAGCCATTGGCATAGCTGTTTGTATAATAGCATTAAATAAAGCATCTCTACCGACAGTAGAAACATTTAAACCTCTAGCAGCCATTCCTTGATTAACAACATCCACAGCCGGTCTAGCCCATAAAGGTATGTTACCATCTTCCATACCACCTAATAAACTTTCCATCTGTGATGATACTAAAGCTTCTACAGGTAAAGCAGCAATAGCTGCAATAACTTCAGGGTCTGTTCCACTATCTAACTGAGCTTCTACTGTTGCAGGGTCTTCTACTATAGCTGCTGTAATTTCAGTAGGTAACTCTGAAACTTCTCCGAGCATAGAAGCAGCAGCACCTTTAGCAGCTGTACCTTTTACAGGTCTACGTTTAGCAGCTGTATAACCTACTTGGTCTATTATCTGTGCAGCAGCTCCTGTAGAAGGCTCACCTGTTAAGGCTTCTCTAGTTTTAGCCTCAGCATCAGGAGTGTCTGATACTTTCTCTGGAGTTAAATCATCTACTTCAGGAACAAAAGCACCTGCTGATAATATACCGTCAACTGTTGTAGCTTTAGCAGCGTCAACAGCTTGTTTAGTAACTTGTTCAGCAATAACTGGACCTGATAATTTATTAATCTCAGTAACCTTAGCAATAGCATCATCAGATAACTCACCTATTATAGGTTCTATATTAGGAAGATTAGTAATTAATTCAGCTTTGTAAGTTTCAGCTTGTAATTGTTCTGGAGTCTTTGCAGTTGTTACATCTTCTATAGTTGCAACTTCTGGTGCAGCACTTACTTCAGCTTGTGCAGCTGTAAGAGCTTCTCTTTCTGCCATTGTTTTAGCAACACCTTCTTCACCTACTTCTACTTCTTTAGGAGCTTCAGCTTGAGGTATGCCTTCCATATTACCTTGTAGTATTTGTTCAGCTCTACCTCTAGCAGTAATTAACTCTTCATCTACTGCTTTTTGTTTGTCATCTTCTGTACCGTCTTTCTTAACCCACTGTCCATCTTTATATGTAAATTCACCGCTGTCTAAAGCCTCTCTTAAAGTCTTGTATCCTGCGTCAGACCACCAGCCTGTAGCACCGCCTTGACCAGCTCCTCCAGCACCGTTACCACCGCCTGTGTCGTTATAACCATCGCCTCGTCTTTCTCCTAAGTTTAAAACACCTTCATCAATAGCAGCTTGTACATTTGCAGCTATCTTATCTAATTCTTCTTGACTAAACTTAAAACCTAATTTGTTTGGTAAGTTTTCTATAACTTCATTACTTGCTGTTTGTTGTGCAGTTTGTGCAGCCTGTGCAAAGACTACGCTATCTCTAGGGTCTTCTTGAACTGGTGCTTTTTGAAAAGCTTGTGAAGTTTGTGCAGTCCTAGCAACATCGTTAGTTTGCACATTAACATTTTTTTCTTCTTGTGCTAGGTACTCTTGTAAAGTTAAACCTTGAGCATCTGCCATTGCTTCTTCACGACTTTTAAAAGTTTTTTGATTAGGATTAGGAGTAAACTGTCCGGCAGTTCTTGCTCTATATTGTTCTGCAGTTTCACCCTGTTGTCTTCCCACTAATGCATCTTTTAGTATATTACCACTAGAATCAACTTGTTGTAACTTTTCTTCTAATTTATCTGGTACTGCTCCTCTACGTGTACCAGTAGGTTGTCCCGGTTGTGCAGTAACTTTTTCTATAGGTTGTATAGGTTTACCCCCACCAACACCACCAATAGAAATATTTTCTATAGGTTGTTTAGTAGGAGCTTTTAAAACTGCTTTAGATATCTTAGTATCTATAGGTCCTTTAGGGTCATTTATATTCCTTGTATTCTTTGAAGGTATTCCCTGTTGTATAGGTTTTTTTGGAGCTTGAGGTATAGGCTTACTAACAGGTTTTCTTTCTATAGAAAATCTAGGATTAGGGTTTTTTTTTGGTGGTACTTTCATAATAGGTGCCTGTATAGGGACTGGTGCTGGTGTTGGTGCTGGTGTTGGTGCTGGTGTTGGTGCTGGTGTTGGTGCTGGTTTGTCTTCTTTAGGAATTCTTTTTCCTCCACCCACTCCGCCTATAGATATAAAATCGTTTCCGTTATCTTTTCTCGGAGGTAATATTGGTTTAGGCTTTGGCTTAGGTGTTGGTTTAGGTTTTGCTTTTACTACTGGTTTTTCTTTAGGTGTAGGTTCTTTTTTTGTACCTCCAAATAAAGTACCGTCCTTTTTCATCTTATCATATTCTTCTTTATTTCTAGGTTGTTTTTGAACTCTTGATAATTTATAATTATCTCTTTCGTCTTCTCTTCCTCTTCTTGCAAAACTAGGAAAGCCTCTAGCAGCTTTTAACCTAGTAGCTTTATATTTTTTTAATTTATTATTATTATCTTTATTCATAAACAAATACTATATATGTATATTTTACTTAACTTCGAAGAGTTTGTCAAGCTTTTCTCCAATTTTATCCATTCTATCCATGAGAATTCCCATGTCATCTTTGAGTTCTGTTTTGGTTACGTATTCTTTTGCAAGTTCTTCACGAGTTTTATTTAAAAGAATATCAATCCGTTTAGCTTCTTGTGTATTTTGTTTAATACTAAATAAGACTGGTGCTAACACCAAAGTTATGAATATGTTCCAAAACAGATATGGTGTTAGTTCCACCGTGTTTAACTATTATCAGTTATATAAGTCTTTCCAGTACTAATAG